AGTGAATTCTAATAATTCAGCTACATTTCTAGCATCTAATGACATTCCCCAACCTTGTTTCATTGCATCAGTTTCAATACATGGTATACCATCAATATAAAGAATACCTGAAACTCTTTCAGCTTTACCTGTGATATACTGTGAAGTAGTATCTTTGGCAGCTTCTATAATACCTGCATCAATTGGATTGATAACGTGAGCTGTAATCATATACCTACCCACTCTCATAACTGATTTGGCAGCGTTTAATACATCTACCTCAGTAGCATTATCTACTTTGTCAGCAAGTCCATAAACAGTTGTTCCAGTCCATGCGCTTGTATTAGCTTCAGCTACATAAGCTACATCAATTACAATACTTTTTGAAGTTCTTACATTTACTGCAAATTGAGCGTTATAAGTTGCTTCTGTTGCACTTGCAAAAGTAATTTTTAAACCATTATTTAATCCATGTTCGGCTGCAAAAGTAACTATCGCTTTATCACCACCATCATAAGTTGCAACACTTGAAACAGCACCTGCACTAAATGAAGCACCCGTTAAATCTAATAAAGTTGCATTTTCAAAAAGTCCATCAACATTATTACCAGCACCATCACCAAATAAGATTTGGAAATCTTCATGCATTTTAATATCTTCTGGCATACGTCTTGATAAATGACCTTGCAACCATTTAACAGCTTTTACACTTGGCTTAGATACATCTAAGAAAGTAGCAATACGCTTGTAAGATGTTGTTTGTTCTGCTGTAGTCATTGTTACTTCTAACGCTGAATCAGTTTCACCTAAACCTAAAGCCGGATTTGTAAATGAAGTTACTTTATCATGTACTAAATAAGGCTGCTCAATTGAACCTGTAGGTAATACATCACGCATATATAATTTACGTGGTACAAAAGAATCTTCAACATGATTAGACTGATTGCTTATTAATACGGTTCCTGTTCTACCTGAATTTAAAGCATACTTAACAGTTACTTCTGGACTTTTACCTTTACAGCCTTCATTAACCCATTTAGTATAATCTTCATTTTCTGTTAATTCAGTTACAGCTTTACCAATAGCTTCTTCTCTGGTTAATTTTAATTTAGTTTGTTTTGATGAATCTTTAATCATTTCAATTTCTTTATAGATTCCATCTACTAAACCTTTCACCTCTTCATTAGATTTACTTAAATCTTCAATAGAATTAAGTTTATCTTCAAAAGATTTGAATTTTTCTGTTAATGATTCCTCACTAACTAACCCTTTATTTTTTTCATCAACAAGGGTATTAACTTCACCTTTTACAGTTTCCAAAAGGCTTTTAATATCTTTTTCTTCCATCATTTATAATTTAAAGTCATTTATATAATTTGACAAAGTGACCTTAGCCGGCTTTGTTATGTCTTGAGGTGGTTCATTACCGGCCTCTTGCAATTGAAGTTCCTGTGATCTTGTTTCTAATGTTCCTGTTAATTCGTTAGCACCAAATAATACAGCACTATTTTCTATTAACTTTAATTCTTTTACTATCCAAAAATACCCAAACTCTTCTGCTTTTTGTGGGTTGATAGCCATTGTAATATATTTTTGCCAATTAGAATAATGTTTTTCATCTGTTTCATCATTCAGTGCTAATTGTAAATCAATATATCTTAAGCTTATCGAATGCTGATTTACTTGACCATTTTTATATTGATTAAATACGTTTTCATTATATCCTTTCTTTACATCAGATTCAAATACTAAAACATTTGCCGTGCCTTCTTTTTCAATACCTAATGTTCTTAACGATACTTCACTTTCATAAATATCTTTCACATCACCAACTCTAGCAGTTAATGTCATTAGATGATCATGCAGATGTGGAATAAATCCTTTCTTTTCGTTGATAGATTTTGACCATGCACCTGGCACAATCATATCTAACTGTGAATCTATCCAGTTTGCTGTATTGGCAATAACTTTTACAAAAATACTATCTTGTTCTGGATCAATAAATCCTTTGCTTTTAATTGCATCAGATTTAATTGATATATCAAAAGGATAATTAACACAATCAGAGTTAATATCACTTGATTTCTTAATTTTTACTAATGTTTTTTCGGCCTGCCTTAGATATTCAAATCTAACAGCTTGCTTCATTTCGTTTATTTCCTGTACATCTATTTTCATTTTAGTACTATTTCGTTATCTTGCAAGGCTTTTAACCTATCTTCAATAATCTTTTTTAGTTTATTGTCCGTTATCTTGTCCAATATCTTGTTCAGTTCCTTGATTCGTTTCTGTAATTTGCGTAACTGGATACCATTTTCCATCGTTTCCATAGACATAATATTGTTTAAATTCAGGCAAATTAACAGTTGCTTCATTAATTTGCTCTAAATATTCATTTCTTGTTATTAATCCTTTTGCAGCCTTTTCAAATAATAAAGCTTCATTATTGCGTTCATGTTCTGATATCTCTTTAATGTTAGAATAATCAGCTTTTATAATTAAATCAGGTGCCCACTTATTTACAAAATCATTTATCTTTTTAATCCTGTCATTATAATAAGACTTTAACGAGCTATTATAAAAGTCAGATAAAGCTGTATTCATATTGTCGTATGTTGTAGCTTCAGGATCACCATGTATTTTAGAATCTTGATTATATGAATTGCATATTCTTCTAAAGTCACTTGCATTATTTTCATTTAACTTTAATTCTGCAACGTTCAAACTAATTGTAGAAACATCTAAGGGTATATCAGTAAGAAGTATTTGAAATTGTCCATCAGTCCGGCCATATGTATCATTAACTCTTTTCTGTACTTCTTCGGTGCCCTCGGTAGTTGACATACTAGCAAATTCACCTTGACTCTTACCTGTTATAATAACTCTAGGCCCATTATCATACAATGCTATCTTTGCACCATATCCACTTGCTATTGATTGGATATTCTTTTCGCAATTAACTAACCTGGATAAACCATAAACATTATTATCTGAGTATGTGTAGGTGCTTGATTGTTTAATGTGTAGTATCTCTTCTGGTAGGAATGACAATTCTTTATAATCACCTGATATATCAACAACATATTTAGAAATTTCAACATTTCTAAAGTCTTGTGTAATATCTTTTAAGTCGATATTAGTAAATTCAGAAGGCAAAACATACAAATCTGTTAATGTATTAGTGCCTTTAGTTTCAACCGATCCACTTTCAAAGCCTTGGATATAACTATTGCCCAATAATAAGTCATAAATTACAAATAGTTCAGCAGATGTATTCCAAAATCTATCAACTACCTTAGTAAAATGATCTTCTATCCTGTCACCATTACCGCTAAAGTACTCTAAATTAATATTTTTCTTTTGATCGCTGTACTTTCTTATGGGTGCTGATACTTCGCTAAGTGTATTGAAATAATCAATTAACAAATCATCATTCTGAACTTTGTTATTCCCTGATAATTTAATATAGCTTGCTGAATAGCTGCCTATTGATTGTATTAAGTTGGTGTTTATGATACTATTCGATTGAATAGTGTTTTGATTTGTCTTAGTTGCTTTCTTCTTAAATGGATTCCACCCCATGCCAAATATTGTTAGATTAGTATGTTATAAAACATAATCTTACAAATGTACGAAATAATTTATAATATACAAAACCTTATAAGTTTTATCTATATTGATGAATAAAAAAAGGCAGGTAACCACACCTGCCTAAACCAAAACACAAATTAACCTGAATTATAATATCATAGTATTTATTTTAAAGTGTTAATTAAATATAATCATAAGATAGTATACTTAATCCTGCTGTAGCATCCGGTGCATCATCTTGCTTTATTGATTTATCATACTTGTATTTAGTAAGCATTTTAATATATTGGTTGTACATATCGCTACCGGAATTAACAAATATAAAGTTTTTTAATATATTTGTTTCTGCTTGTATGGTTATCCTTGTATGCTTATTTCCTCTGCTTGGTACTGCACCTGTTCTTTCTTTCCACTTCTTATATAAGTCAGTTCTATTTTCTAAATCATTTATTTTGATCACTTTTAAGAAATTTTTATAATATGCTAATCCGTGACCATTGCTCTCAAACATAGATTTACTAATATCATATCTTTCATGCATTTCAATAATTAATGGGATTGCACTTTCATCATCTTTACTTGTAAATATTGCATCAAAAATATATAACACTTCTTTACCTACAGCAGCAAACACAAAACATAAATAATCATCACCTTGATCTGCAACATCACACCATCCTAATTTTTGCAGTGGTTTAATATCAATATCTTTTGAGTCGTATCTTTTTAATTTTGATATAGGAAAAACTTTTCCTTTAGCTTCATAATCCCAGTTGCCATATAATAATCTCTGTTTGCTTTCTTCATCTAAATCATCTAATTGACTTCTATAATGATCTGATATGTGTGGATTATCAGGAAGTAATGATTGAATGAATTTTCTTTCTTTTGGTAATTCGTTTGCAACTGATTTAGAATAAAAGTCATCATACAACCACCCATCACCAGGATTAGAAGTATAAAGTATTTTAGGTATTAAATTGTTTTCATCTAATTTATATCTTATCCTACTCTTTACAATATCTTTTACTTTATTTGTTACTTGTATAGCTTCATCAATAAAAGCACCTGTAATTTCTAAACTTCCTAATTCATCTAGATTTGGATCTGATGGATAATAAAATAAATCTTTTAATAATATTATTGAACCGTTTTTGAAATGTATTTCATTTGATTGTTGGTAATACTTATAATGATTTGGACTTACACCCTGCATTTTAAATATTTCCCATAGTGTTTGAAGTGTGGTTTGTTTTAATGTCTTTAGTACTGATCTACCTATAAGCCATCTTGTACCAGGGTATTTAAAACATGATTTAGTTATCCAATAACAACCTAATGCAGACTTACCACCACCAGCACCACCACCAAAAGCCAATTCTTTAGTTTCATTATCTTGTAAATATCTTAATGCTTGTGATTGTTTACTTGTTAGGTTCATTTATAGTGGTTTCATTCCATATTAGCGATACTTCACCATCTGTTTTTATTTCTTGCTTTGCCTTGCCTATTACATGTTCCAGTATTTCTTTTATTCTATTCCAATCAGAATTAACTAAGGCTGTTTTAAATTGGTTTGCTACTATTCGAGCTATGACAGGTTTACTTTCATCTGCTATAATGTTTTTTAATTCATCTAAGGAATAAAAAGCAAGTTCACCGAATGCCGTTCTAATGTCATCAGCACTATAACCCATTTCTTTAATAACAGTGTAAATCTTTTTTGGCCTACCCTCTTTATTAATGTTTTGAGGGTTTTTATTTAGTCCGTTGGTATTAGCCTTTGGGTCATTATGTATGTTTTTATTGCCTGACATCGGTTGTATCTCGGTTGTTAAACAAAGTTAGTTTAAATTATTCATATATCAAAATCCTATATGTAAGCAAGTGTATTAATATTTTATAGTTTATTTCAAAGTTCATGGCTTTATTTTTAGTCTTTCTTTGTTTGTAAATATTTCAGCATACATAAACATGCATTTAGTTATTAATGTATCTAGGCTTATATCAGGTAAATAATTCCTCACACAATATCTATAAACGTTATTTGCTATTTGTTCATTACTAAATTCACGTATAATCATATCCCTTTGAATTTTTATAAATTCAGTTTCAGTTAATTTTGTTACATCATATGATTCTTTCATATATCTATTATTTAATACGTTACAATGTTATGTAATACAGAATGTATGTTTACACGCTTGTTGTATACAAGTGCCTTAAAGGTTATCTGTTGTTGCATATGTATATTCTTTTTTGTTTTTCCCCTCCCGCTTTGTTTTTCAAAACAATTTTGCTTGCTGATATTCGTAATTAGTTTTATGATTTGACCAAATGGCCTCAGTTGTTTTGTGTTTTGATCCGCTCATACTTTTTATTGCTTTAAAAGGTAGCCAGCTTGCTTTTGTATTTTCGCATACAATAGTTTGTCCGTTCCTATTCTTACACCAGGTAGCAAGCTCTTTAAAATTAATATTTTTACTACTTTCTTTGTAGTGTTCACCACCAAATTGATACGGCGGATCAATAAACCATGTTGCATTTATGTTTTCTAAATCAATATAAGAAGCATATAATATCCTCCAGTGCCTTATTTTAAATAATGTTTTTGCAATTCTTTTCAAATCTCTTTCAACATTAACACCATCAAAACTACTTACATTCATTCTAGGGCTTTCTAATCCATTACATACTAAGAACCCTAGAAAGTTTTGCTCAACTTGTGCTAAATATTGATGATCCTTAATACTTTCACCTCTTTTTAATTTTGGTAACTTTAAAACGTCTAATTCACTAGCTTTCTGTAAATATTTCCATACATCAATCAATACTTTATATTTATCAGCTATAATAATATCATTTTCAAAGTATTTTAATGAATATTTTGCAGCACCTGCAAAAGGTTCTATTACTTTTCCGTGTTTCGGTGGTGGATAATAGTTTACCATTTTCGACTTACT